ACGATTCATCTATTCAATAGTAATTGAATACTTTGTGGGGGCTAGAAATAGCCCTCGCAATTAACTTATAGGAGAATAAAATGGTAAAATTAGTATTATCAAATGAGAAGATGGTTACTTTAAAAAGAGGTAACAAAACAATCACTAGAAGTCAGTTAGATTATGAAACTAATAAAGTGATGTATGATTTTAGAGGTTTTAAACCTGTTCAAGATGTTGTAAAAGAAGTTAAAGAGGTTAAGCAAGAAATTATCGAAAAAGTTAAACCTAAGAAACGTAAGACAAGAAAGAAAAAAGATGAACAAGTGGATTTGGCTAAAGACTAAAAAGAAAGTTAAATGGATTTGGGTTAAATCTAAAAATAATCCAATGTATTCTATTCCTTTAGCTTGTTTAATAATTTATTTAATTTGGAAGTAACATATGGCTAATTATACAGGTGCTGACGTAATAACTGCAAGTGATGTAACTAAATATCAACCAGACGCATTTGATTTTGGTGTAGCATCAGATTCAACAGAAGCAGTTAATTTCTTTGCACAAACTACTAACGATATATTCAGACAATTAAGAATAGAGTGGTGGCCAGTATATAAGACTAACATATTCACAGACATCACAGTTCTTAATACTGCTGAAATGGTAAATACAAAAGTTAATTTAGATCAGTTTGAACGTGCTGGTGTTTATTTATTTTTGGGAAGATTCTTTTTACCAGCATTAACTAAATTCAGACCAGAAACAGAAAAAGATAGATTTGAAAGAATGGCAGAATATTACATGAGTCAATACAACATGGAATGGAGAATGATCTTAGAAGATGGTGTTGAGTATGATGTTGATGCAGATGGAACTATCGTATCAAACGAAAGAGAGCCTTTACATGGATTTAGAAGATTGATTAGATAATGGCAATAGAGTTAAAAATCAAAACTAATTCAGATTTGGTTAAAAAGCGATACGCAAGAATACAAAAGAAATTTAAAAGCATTATAGAAAAAGGAATACTACAAGCTGGTTTTCAATTACTAGATATTATTAGAACTAAAACTTCAAAAGGATTAGACTTTAGAGGCAGACCTTTTGCACCTTACTCACAAGGGTATATAAACCACTTACAAAAAAAAGGCTATCCAACAAAAGTAGATTTATTTTACTCTGGTAGAATGTTGAGTGCTTTAACTCCATCTGGTAAAACTATAAGAAAAACAGGGACAAATAAAGTTAGTGTTAATTTTAGTAATTCACAAATGCGTCAAAGAGCAATATTTAATCAAGTATTAGGTAAAACAAAACGTGAATTTTTTGGATTTGATGATAGAACTGCTAATATAATAAGAAAACAATTTAATAGATTTGTAGCAAAAGAATTTAGGAAAGCAAGAATATGAGTGTAAGAGAAAACATAGCAGTTAATTTATTATCAGTAATATCTAGTATATCTAGTCCAACAATTAAGAAGGCTACTAGACAACCTTTTATTTTAGATGAATTATCTGAACAACAATATCCAGCAGTAATAGTTCAAACATCAGAAGAAAATAGAGATGATAGCGAACTTGGAAGTGGTGCTAAAACAAGACATGGTACGATTGATTTTGTAATACTAGGTTTTGTAAAGGGTGCAGATATTAATATAGATACTAAAAGAAATGAATTAATAACAGCTATTGAAACTGCAATAGAAACTGATATTACCAGAGATGGTAATGCACTTGATTCGGAAGTCATACAAGTAGAAACTGACGAGGGTAGTTTATTTCCTGTTGGTGGAATAAGAATGACAATCAGATGTATGTACGAATATCAATCAGGAACACCATAAGGAGATAACCAATGAGCCAACTAGATAAATTACTAGATAAAATTACTAAGAAAGTAGATCAAGTAGAAAAACTGCACGATAAAGAATCATTACTTTGTGAAGAAGTTAAAGATTTAATTGAAGAAATAAGAGAAAACCATGTAGAGGAAGATCATACTTGGGAAGAAGATGATGATAATTTAGAAGAAGATTTTGATGAAGAAGATCAAGAAGATATTGACGAAGAAGAAGAAAACTAATAAAAGGACTTATGGCTAAAGACATTAAATTATATAAAGGTAATTCAGAGATTACAATTAATGAAACAAACCTTGAACATTATTTAAAACTTGGCTATAAGCAAGAGCAAGAAACTAAACAAACTAAATCTAACAAGGACAAAAAGACATGGCAACACATCACGGAAAAGAAGGAGTTGTAACAGTAGGTGGAACAGCAGTTGGGGAACTAACTAGCTTTACACTTGAAACTACAGGAGATGTTGTAGAAGATACTTCATTATCAGATGGAACTAAATCATTTGTAACAGGTAGAACTTCATTCTCTGGTACTTTAGAAATGCACTTTGATGAATCAAATACTGAACAAGAAACTTTACTTGCTGGTGCTTCTATCTCATTTGTTTTATTACCAGAAGGTAATACTGCTGGAGATGCAAGTTACACAGGAACAGGTATTGTTACTGGTATGAGTATCAATAACTCAATGGACGCAATCGTTTCAAGAACTGTAACTTTTCAAGGAACAGGTGCTTTAACAATAGGAACTGTATAAATCTAATTTATGTCAGTTATTGATAGAGTAAAAACTCATTTTGAAACTCTTAAAACTACTACTATTGAAGTAGAACAATGGAAAGACGAGCATGGAAATGCTAGTGTATTCTATTCAGAGCCATTAACCCTTGAAGAAAAAAACATTATCTTTAAGAAGTCTAGTAATTTTCAAGACTTAACTGTTCTTGTTGATTTACTTATAATGAAATTGTTAGTTAAAAATGACAAAGGCGATATGATTAAAGCCTTTAGTCCTGAAGATAAATTTGCTCTTAGAAAAAAAGCAGACTCAAATGTTATATCTAATATTGCCAATCAAATATTAGCAGATACTAATTACGAGGACGCAGAAAAAAAGTAACTAGCGACCCTGATGTTAGGTCGCTTTTAGTTATAGCAGAACGATTACATCTTACAATCCAACAAGTTCTTGATATGCCAGTAAGCCATTATAATCTTTGGTTAGCATACTTGAAAAAAGAACAAGAACAGTATAAAACAAGTCAATCACTAGCTGACGCAAGGAATGTAAAATAATGGCAAATCAAAAATTATTAATAGACATAGTAGCAAAAGATAAATCTACTCAAGCATTTAATAGATTACAAGGTACTCTTACTAAAGTTAAGGCTTCTGTATTTAATTTAAAAAATGCTTTTATAGGTCTTGGTGCTGGTCTTGTATTAAGAGGTATTGTTAATGCTGGTATGCAAATTGAAGAACTTGGAGTTCAATTAGAAGCATTATTTGGTAGTGCTAAAAAAGGTAAAGCAGCATTAGATATAGTTACAAAATTTGCAAAGACAACTCCATTTGAACTATCAAACATTCAGCAAGGTGTAACAGCTTTAGCAACTGTTTCTGAAAAAGCAGAATCACTTGGAATATCATTTGAAGAATTATTAAAAATTACTGGTAACACAGCAGTTCAATTAGGTGGAGATTTTGCTTTAGCTTCACAACAAATACAAAGATCATTTAGTGCTGGTATAGGTTCAGCAGATTTATTTAGAGATAGAGCAGTAACAGCTATGGCTGGTTTTGAAGCTGGAGTTAAAACAAGTGTTGATGAATCTATTAAAGGATTAGCAAGAGCATTTGGAACAGGTGGTAAGTTTGGAGAACTAACAAACAAACTAGCTAATACTTTAAAAGGAACTATATCAAACTTAAAAGATGCTTTCTTTACAATTCAAACTGAAATAGCTGCTGGATTTTTTGATGAACTAAAAAGACAATTAGGAGATTTAAAAGAATTTACAGAAACAAACGATCAAGCTATTAGAAGATTAAGTAGAGAAATGGGAGAAAATCTTGCAGTAGCTATTTTAAAATTATCCAATGCAATTAAAGAATTAGTTATTAATTTTAGAGATTTACAATCTGTTATAGGATTACTTCTAGTAACATTTGGTGGTATCTTTACAAAAATTGCTGGTGGTGCTTTAATTATAGATGATATAAATAGAAGAATTGACAAATTAGCTGGTGTTACTAAAAAATTAGAATTACCAAACAATAGAGATAATTATAAAGTTTTAATTGAATCTACAAAAGAGTTTAAAAAACAAGTAGAGGAAATAGATACATTTTTATACAATACTGAAAGTGAACTAGGATATAAGATTCCAAGTGCAACTGAAAAAGCTATAGAAAAATTTAAAGAATTAAATTCTGGTGCTTTAAAAAATATTAAAGACAAAACATCAAATATACAAATGATAATTGCAGAGGGTATAAATAATGGAATTACACAAATGTCAGAGGGTTTTGCAAGAGCATTAGTGTTTGGAGAAAATTTAAAAGACACATTAAGAAATATGGCTCAAAATGTTTTATCAAGAATTATAGCAATATTAATTGAACAAATTGTTAGAGAGCAAATACTTGTAAGAATGGGTAATACTAAAATTGCACAAGCAGTAGGTTTATTAGAAATTGAAAGATCAATTACAGATCAAAAAAGACAACAAGCAGCAATGAGTGCTGGTGGTAGTGGTAATATGGGAAGTTCATTAGTAAATCTTGCTTCTAGTTTCTTTAGAGCATCAGGTGGTTCAGTACAAAAAGGACAACCATACATGGTAGGAGAACAAGGTGCTGAATTATTTGTACCTAACCAATCAGGACAAATACAACAATCAGCTAGAGGTGGTAATGGTAGTGGTGCAACAACAGTTAATTTTAATATCAACACAGTAGATGCTTCAGGCTTTGAAGAATTACTTGTTAGATCAAGAGGAACTATTACACAATTAATTAATAGTGCTGTAAATGAAAGAGGGAGTAAAAACTTAATCTAATGTCTGGTGCTTTTCCTATATCAACTGCTAAGTTTGGAACTTTAGGAATAAAGTCAATTCAAAATACTATTATCTCAAAAACTGTTTCAGGTAAGAAACTTGCAAGACAAATAGACAATCAAAGATGGGCATTTTCAGTTCAAATTATTACAGCTAAAAGATCAGATGTTTATGGAGAGTTAATGGCATTTATAATTAAACAAAGATCAGGAAAAGAAAACTTTACAATTATCCCACCAGAAGTAGAAGATGCTAGAGGCACAGCAAGTGGTACTCCACATGGTACAGCAAGTGCTGGAGATACTTCAATTACATTAGGTGGTACAGGTACAGGCACATTAAAAGCTGGAGATATGATTAAATTTGCTAATCATTCTAAAGTTTATATGGTCGTTGCAGATCAATCAGATATTTCAACAGGAACTTTAACAATAGAGCCACCTTTAACAACAGCAGTTTCTTCTTCAGATATTCAATATGATAATGTTCCATTCACAGTACACTTAACAAATGATGTTCAAGAATTTGGTGTATCTGGTGCAGATAAAGATGGTAATTTATATTATGAGTATCAATTTGATGTTGAAGAATCCTTATAGATGAAATACAAAGTAAAATATTGGATTAGTGTTGATTTTTTAGCAGAAGAAATAATAGAAGCTGATGATTTTAATGCTCAATCCTTGAATCAAGGAAAGTATAGTGAACCATCTAAAAATGCCACTTATACTGTCAATGATGCAATAAAAATTAATAGAAGAACATTTGAGGAATATGACGAGAAGCCTAACAACAGCGATAAAGAACGAACTAGCAACAAATGATATTAGACCAGTACATCTTATCACTATTGGGTTCTCTACTCCTATTAACATTACTGATTGTTCTTTTCCATTAACCTCATCAGTATCAGGCTCATCAGTTACTTATTCAGCTTCAGATTTTATATTAGGTATTTCTAATCACACAGAAGAAACAGATATTACCAAATCAACTGTTTCAATTAATCTATCAGGTGCAGATCAAACATTTATATCAACTGTATTAAATGAAAATGTTATTAATGACTCTGTTAATATTTACAGAGGATTATTAGCTGATGATAACTCATTAATTGCAGACCCATTTCTTTTATATCAGGGTAATATTGAAAGTTTTGAAATACAAGAAAGAGAAAAAGATAGTGTTGTTGGTTTATCAATCGTATCTCATTGGGCAGATTTTGGTAAAAAGAATGGTCGTAAAACAAACAATACATCACAACAAAGATTTTTTAGTACAGATGTAGGTATGGATTTTGCTTCTGAAACAGTACAAGATATTAAATGGGGTAGAGCATAATGGGATTTGGTGGATTTGGTGGAATAGTAAAATCTGTTAGTAAAGCATTTGGAGGAGTATCAAAATTTTTTGGTAATATGAATCCTCTAGTTTCTTTAGGGGTTAGTTTATTCTTGACATGGGTATTAAGACCTAAAGTTCCTGATATGCCAGACTTTGGAACTAACTCTTTTGATGATTTTGAAAGAGGTCTTTTAATTAACAAACAATCTAATGACGCAAACATTCCTGTTATATATGGAGAAAGACTTACAGGAGGAACTAGAGTGTTCATGGAAACTTCTGGAACAGATAATACTTACCTTTATATGTCTATCGTTATGGCAGAAGGAGAGATAAACGATATAGAAGAAATAAGAATTGATGATAAAGTAGTTACTTGGGCAAGTGCATTATCAGATGGAACAGAAGTAGAAGTAAATAGTTCAGATAGTAATTTTTATAAAGACTCAACAAGTTTAATTAGAATAGAACCACATTATGGAACTGATGGTCAATCAGCATCAACTTTATTATCAACATTAACTAATTGGGGAAGTAATCATAAGCTATCTGGTCTTTGTTATCTTGCAATTAGATTTAAATGGAATCAAGACGCATTTACAGGTATTCCAAAAGTACAAGCTAAAATACAAGGTAAAAAAGTTAAAACATATAATGCAAGTTTAGTTGAACAAACTGCAAGTTATTCTACAAACCCATCATGGTGCTTATTAGATTACTTAACTAATGAAAGATATGGAAAAGGATTAGCAGTTAGTGAAATAGATTTACAATCTTTTTATGATGCTTCACAAGTTTGTGAAACACAAGTAACACCTTATTCTGGTGGTAGTGATATTAATATTTTTGATATTAATACTGCAATAGATACTTCACAAAATATTATAGATAATGTTAGAGAGTTTTTAAAAGGTTGTAGAGGTTATCTTCCATACACACAAGGTAAGTATAGTTTAATAATTGAAACAACAGGAACTGCGTCTATTACTTTAAATGAAGATGATATTATAGGTGGATATACTTTATCAATCCCAAGTAAGAACGAAAGATTTAATAGAGTTATTTGTAGCTTTGTTGATCCATCAAGAAATTACCAAGTCAATGAAGTTCAATTTCCACCGATAGATGACTCTGGTTTGCCTAGTGCAGATCAACACGCAACAATGAAAACTGCTGACGGTGGATTCTTATTAGAAGGAAGATTTGATTTTAAAACAATTACAAGTCAATACCAAGCAGAAGAAATGGCAGAAGTTATTTTAAGAAGATCAAGAGAAGCATTAACTTTAGGAATAACTGTTAGCTTTGATGCTTATGATTTAGCAATAGCAGATATAGTTAATATCACTCATAGTAGTTTAGGATTTTCTGCTAAACCTTTTAGAGTTATGGGTATTACTTTTAATGAAGATTTTACAATAGGTTTATCATTAGTGGAACATCAAGATAGTCATTATACTTGGGCAACAAAAGTACAAGCAACAACAGTACCATCAACTAATTTACCTAATCCATTTAATGTTCAACCACCAGCAAGTGTAACACTAGATGACCAATTAATTGAATACAATGATGGAACAGTTATTGTAGCTTTAGATGTTACTATTGGTGCAAGTCCAGATAGCTTTGTAGATTTTTACCAAGTAGAATATAAATTAAGTTCAGATTCAAATTATATTATTTACGCACAAGGTTCAGGATTAAATCACAGAGTCTTAAACGTAATTGACCAACAAACTTATGATGTAAGAGTTAAGGCAGTTTCAAGTTTAGGTACATCTTCAACTTATGTAACAGCACAAAGAACAATCATTGGTGCTATCGCACCTCCGTCTGATATTGAAGATTTTTCTTGTAATGTTATTGGACAAGAGGCTCATCTTTCATGGACACAAATACCAGACTTAGACCTTGCTTATTATCAAATTAGATATTCAGCTTTAATAGATGGTTCAGCTACATGGTCAAACTCTGTATCTTTAGTTGAAAAAGTATCAAGACCAGCAACTTCAATTAACGTTCCTGCAAGAATCGGCAGCTTTCTAATCAAAGCAGTCGATAAACTAGGGAACTTTAGTTCTAATGCAACAGCTATTGTTTCTAATGTTACAGGAGTTTTAAACTTTAATGCAGTAGCAACTCAATCAGAACACCCTGACTTTACAGGAACTAAAACAAATGTAATTGAATCTGATAATACTTTAAAACTAGACTCATCAGAACTATTTGATTCAGCTAGTGGTTTATTTGATGATGGTACAGGATTATTTGAATCTGGTTTAACAAGTGCTGACTTATTTGCGTCAGGAACTTATGAATTTTCAGCACCTATTGATATTGGGGCAAAACATACTGCTAGAATTACAGCTTCTATAACTCAAACATCAGATAACTTAGATGATGTCTTTGATAGTAGAACAGGAGATTTTGACGATCAAAAATCTAACTTTGATGGAGATACACCAGCAAACTGTAATGCACATATTGAGATAGCAACCTCTGATGATAATATTACTTACACATCATTTAGAAATTTCACTATTGGAGATTATACTTTGCGTTATGCAAAATTTAGATTAGTTCTTATTTCAAATGATTTATCTTCAACTCCTGTTGTTTCAGAATTATCAGTAACTATTGATATGCCTGATAGAATATTTAGTGGTAATGATATTATATCTGGTGTTGCAACTAAAACTGTAACATTTACATTACCATTTAAATCTGTTAATTACGCAGTTGGAATTACAGCAGAAGATATGGCTACAGGAGATTATTTTATAGTTGAAAATAAAGCTGTTGATTCTTTTGATGTTACTTTTAAAAATTCATCAAATAGTGTAGTATCTCGAACATTCGATTATATTGCAAAAGGATATTAAAAGGAGTATAAGAAACTATGGCACAAGGCGATTACAACATTCAAAATCAGGGTTTCCCAGCTTTCAGGTCGGATTTAAATTCGACTTTAGAAGCTATTAATACATCTAATTCAGGAACATCAAGACCAAGTTCAGCAGTTGCTGGAACTGTTTGGCTAGATACTACTTCAGCAACAACACCTACTTTAAAATTCTATGATGGTGCAGATGATATATCTTTAGCAACTTTAGATTACACAGCTAACACAGTTAATTGGTTAGATAGTTCAGTTTCATTGGATATAGTTTCAGACACTACTCCACAATTAGGTGGAGATTTAGATGTTAATGGAAATGATATAGTTTCAGTTTCAAATGGAGATATTACATTCACACCTGATGGAACAGGTAAAGTAATTATAGATGGTTTATCTTATCCAACAGCAGATGGAACTAATGGACAAGCATTAATAACAAATGGTTCTGGAATATTATCTTTTGGAGATGTTTCTGGTGCTATACCTTACGGATTATTTTCAAAAATTGATCCAACAGTTGTTGCTTGGAATAAAACGGGTGCATTTACTCTTACAACAAATACAGGTTTATACATTGAAGTTAATGGAGATATTAAAACAATTAGTTCAGGAACATCTATTACCATGCCAGGCTCTGCTACTTCTGGAACTGATTATGCAATATGGTGTACAACTGCTGGTGCTTTAGAAGCTACAACAGATCATGTTAGTCCACCATCAGCTAATGCAAGAAAAGTAGGTGGATTTCATTATGCACCTGGCGAAAATGCAACAGGAACTTCAGGTGGAAACACAACTCCATCTATTAACGTATATTCATTATGGGATTTAAAATGGAGACCTAATTGTTCAGACCCAAGAGGAATGACTTTAATTGGTGGACATTTTTGGTCAGATATTTATTTAACAGGTGTAGATCATCACACAAACGGAACATCTAAATACAATGTTACTATAGCTGATAGTTCTTCTCCACCAAAAGTACCTAGTTTATATGGTGGTAATGGTTCAACAACTTATGGCTCATACACTTGGTGGGAATGTGCTGAATTATTATCTAGTCATGGAAAACGACCACCTACATATCAAGAATTTTCTGCTTTAGCTTACGGAACTACAGAAGCTAGTTCAAGAGGAAGTGATCCTGTAACAACTCAAATGAGTGCAACTGATGATAACTTTACTTCTAAGTGGGGAGTGATTCAATCAACGGGTTGTTTGCGTATTTGGGGTAACCATTTTGGTGGACCATATGGTTCGTCTGCTTATACTGCTAATACTGAAGGCAGAGGTTCAACTTATAATTTATCTAACGCCGTGTTCCTTGGGGGGCGTTGGCTTGATACTTCGAATTCTGGTTCTCGTTCTTCGGACTGGAGTTATGCTCCAACGTTTTCTAATCCCGATCTTGGGTCTCGTGGCGTCTGTGATCATAAAACAAACGAATAATGGCAAAAGCCATTATTAAAGACTTAACGATTAACCATAAACAAATGAATATTGTGGAAAAATATGAAAAAGTTATAAATTATTAAGAAAACAAAGTGTAGTTCGTGCTAAAAGAAAGGTTAATAAATATTTATCAAATCAAGATTACGGAAAATTAATTAGATTTTTAGCTAGTTGGCATGGTCATATCCAATGGAGTAATAGCCATAATATTAAATGTTATATTGACAATATAATCAAAAGATTTAAAGTATAAATTATGAAATACAATATTAATACAAGAGCAGATTTGAATAAAATTAAAGATACACCTGAGCATACAGAATTTATGAAAATCCTTAAAGGTACTATGATTAGACAACAAGACACTCAAACTTATCCTGAAAATTATAATGAACCTGATTATAATGGAGAAAAATTAGAACCTATTTGGACAGATGTAGAGGATTTATCTACTATAGAAAAATTTGGATTTACTAAATTAGATTTTAATAATATTAATTAATTATTAATATTCAATAAACCATAAAGGTTTAAATGAAAAAATTCATAAACATTCTTAGACATTGGAAGAACAATATATGGAAGAAATTAAACAGCGAATTAAAGAACATGAAGGGTTTAGGGATACTGTCTATTCCGATAGTTTGGGTTTTTCTACTATTGGTTATGGTCATCTTCTATTACCCTCTGATAATTTTGTTGAGGGTGTTGCTTATCCTAAAGAAGTTCTTGAAGAAGTTTTTGATAATGATTTTAAAATAGCAGTAGATTCAGCTAGAGAATTATTAAGAGAAATAGAACATAATCATATAGTTTTTGGTGTAATCGTTGAAATGTGTTTTCAATTAGGCAAACCTAGAGTTATGAAATTCAAAAAGATGTGGGAAGCATTAAGAGAAAAAAACTATTTAAAAGCTAGTGAAGAAATGATAGACAGTAATTGGCACAAACAAACCACAAAAAGATGTGAGAGTTTGGCTAGTACAATGAGAAACGCAAACAAATAGGAGAATATTATGCCAATGGGAAAAGGAACTTACGGAAGTAAAAAAGGTCGTCCACCTAAAAAGAAATCTAAAATGATGACTAAAAAGAAGAAGAAGAAGTAATGAAGAAGAAGCCTATATATGCCAAAGCTAGACCAAAGAGTTTAGGAAAGCCTAAGTCTTTTAATAAGAAGTCTAAAGCATATAAATCAGCTAAAAGAACAGCAGATAAAAAGTTTGGCAAAAAGGTTTCTTTGTATAAGAACATATTTATTTCTAAAGCTATTAAGAAATATAAACCGAGAAAGAAAAAGTAATGAACGGATATACAACAACAAAAACTTTAAGTGAGTTTATTAATAAACGACCAATGAAGAAAAAGAAGAAGAAGAAAAAAGGTAAAAAGAAATGAGTTTATTCGATAACACATTTGCACCAATAGGATTATCTATTCAAAGAGGTAATGTTGGTAATTTTAGTGGAGTACATAAATTTGGATTAAATACTGCTGTAGGAAGTGGTGCATTTGAAACAGTATGGGACGGGAATAACACATACACCTATCCATCTTCTTCTGGTACTGCTACTGCAACTTCATCAGATACAGATGACAATACAGGAACAGTTAAAATATTTGGTTTAGATTCTAATTATGATTTAGCAGAAGAAACTTTGACTATTGGTGGAAGTGCTGGAACAATTAATTTTATCAGAGTATTTAGAGCAGTAATGATAACTGCAAATACAGGAACTGCAAATGTTGGAACAATTACAATAACAGTATCAACTACAACTGTTGCTCAAATTCGTGTTGGTTATGGTCAAACTTTGATGTGTGTTTATACAATCCCTAGAAACTATAATGCTTATTTAATGCAAATAGATTTAGGTAGTTCTAAAGATTTAGAAAATGAAATTAGATTTATTTCAAAAGAAATAGATAATGGTAATGTTTGGAACACAAGAGCATTTATAACTACAAGAGGTGGATTTATAGAAAAGAATTATGCTGTTCCTGTTAAATTTACAGAAAAGACAGATTTAGAATTAGTTGCTAAAGCTAGTGCAACATCATCAGTTAGTGCTGGGTTTGAATTAATACTAGAGAAAGTAGTTCAAAGCTAATGAGTAAAAGACCAAAAAATACTTCTGAACATTTAATAAGTATCTATGGTCATATAGAAGGTCTAAAAAAATCAATTACAAATTTGAAGTCAAATCATATTTACCACTTGCATCAAGATGTAGAAAAGATCAACGATAAATTTGATAAACTTTTATTTTGGATAGTTGGTGGAGTTGGTGCTGTAGCTTTAGTGTTTATAACGCAAGTGCTTTACTTTCTATCTAAATAATATACAACAAATACTTGTATGAAGAATAAACGAATCCTTGTTATATCCGATATGCACATTCCTTATCATCATAAGGACTCAATCAAATTTTTAAAAGAAATCAAAAAAGAATTTAAGCCAGATAGAATTGTTAATATTGGAGATTCTATTGACTTTCATAATATATCTATGCACGACTCTAACCCAGATTTACCTAGTGCTGGAGATGAACTTAATTTAACAAGAAAATATATTAAAGAATTAGAGGGTATATTTCCAGATGTTACAGAAGTAGATAGTAACCATTCTAGTTTAGTATTCAGACGAGCATTAAAGTTTGGAATGAGCAAACAATTTATTAAATCTTATGGAGATTTCTTAGGTACTAAAAAATGGAAGTGGGTAGATAATTTAACCTTAACTATGTCTAATGGTCAAAGGTGTTTTTTTACTCATGGTATGAGTGCTGATATATTAAAAACAAGCCAATCTATGGGAATGAGTGCTGTTCAAGGACACTACCATACTAAGTTTGTTATTAGTTGGTGGGCTAACCCAGATAACCTATTCTTTGGAATGAACGTAGGTTGTTTAACAGATCAAAAATCAATGGCATTTGAATATGCTAAAAATTTTAGAACTAGATTTATACTTGGTTGTGGAATTATCCTAGATGGTATTCCTAGACTACTTCCAATGGTTTTAGACCGAAAAGGGGATTGGATAGGTAAAATTGTCTAGTTTAAAGCCTCATAGAGCCAATTTAAAGGCTACTGATAAGCAAATAGGTGGTAAGCACTATAAGGAGTATAAAATCCAACCTATT